TTATAACGGTTAAACTTGTAGTTCTAGTGCCATTTACATTCATATCTAGCAAAGAACCAGAAGTATCGTCTATTGCCAAAGAAGCATATCCAGCAACATCACGAGGACTACTAGTACCAATACCAACGTTACCAGAGCTATCCCAGTTAGGATGACCTGTACTTAGATCACTAGGCGTTACTGCACCGTCTGGTAAGCCACCTACACTTACACCACTAATCGTTCCTGTTCCATCAATCGTAATAGCCATTTAAATCACCACCCATCTTGAGCCAGTTGGAATCGTCACCGTCACACCCGAGTTAATCGTGATCGGGCCAGTAGACATTGCGTTCTTGTTAGAACTTATTGTGTAGTTAGCGGTAACAGTTTGATCGTTCTCGTAGAACACACCATCCGATCCGCCACCACTTGCACCACCGCCAATCGATCCCCAGGCTGATCCGTTGTAGCCCTCAAAGCTAGTCAGGTCAGAGTTGAATCGAATGTAACCAGCGGAAGGTGATCCATCACGCTGTGCGGTTGTACCACTTGGTAATGCGCCGGAGCCGGTAGCCGCAGTCTTTGCGACAGTTGCAGTAATTGTTGCGTATCCCGCAGCTGAATGATCACCCCATCCATAAGCTGTATTCCAATTGCTAGAGTTATCAGTAATAACTGTATAGACCCCAGCCCCTGTCCTGGACATTAAGCCATTGACAGTAAAGTCTGAGTCCAGGATCGCTCCAGCTAAAGACGCATAAGCAGCTTGCCAGGAACTACCTGTATAAACCTTAACGTCAGTAGACCCAGTATTGAAGTAAAGGTCTCCTGATTGCAGCGATGATCCATCTTTTCTGAGAGTTGGATCTGTGAGGCTTGGACCATAATAGACATCAGCAAAATTCGTGACATCTGTTACGTTAGAAGCCACCGTCGATACATCGCTTGAAATTCCAGATACGGTAGATACTGCGCTTGCGATACCGGCCACAGTCGTTACTGCGCCAGAAACTGCGCCTACTGCATTTACATTGCTAATGTTGGCCGATACCACACCTATGTCTGTAGAATCAGCGGCCACTGCCGTTACATCGCTAGAAATACCGGCTACGGTCGTTACATTTGCCGAGATCGAACCTACTGCATTTACATTGCTAATGTTAGTAGAAACTACCCCGATATCCGTTGCGTCAGCAGCCACCGCAGTTACATCGCTTGCAATCCCAGATACTGCCGTTACATCGCTAGAAATTGCCCCGACTGCCGCCAACTCGCTAGAGAGTCCGGCTACAGTGCTGATATTGCTGGTGTTAGAAGCTACCGAAGTTACACTTGATGAAATGCCAGCAACTGTTGTGACATTAGAAGAGATCCCAGCCACAGTTTGTATTGCGTCTGTTGCATCGGTCCCGTCCTCGATGTCAGCCAAAGTAGCTATATCACCAGATATTGAGGCGAGTGTCGCAGCATCAGCAGTTCCTGGACCAGCCTCTGGAGCTCCTGTAGTAGCGTTAAATGCGAGATATCTGCCCTTCCTATCATCTACTGAGGGCAATGTCATATCGAGGCTTGTAGGGTCTGAAATGCTGCCTATCAAGGCCCTATCTACACGCTCCGATATTTGCTGATCAAATATGACCAGGCTGTCTAATTGTTCGTTTAGGGATGATGCGGTAAGGTCTCCAGCTGTAACAAAGTCTGTAGTCCTCTCGATATCCCTAGCGCCTATGATTGTGATCCTGTCAGACGCTGTTGGAGTAGTTGAAATATTACCGCCCAGGACAAGGGTTACAGACCCAGTTCCATTGGCGTTAATAGTTACAGTGTAATCAGTCGTAAGGGTCAGTTGAGTCGAGTTCAGATAGACGGTAATATCAGTCTGAGTCAGAATCTCGAACGTAAAGCTATACGGCCCCAGGCCAACACTTCCTGTAGCTACGGCTCTTCTGGTTACTGCATTTATGCTATAGTCTGCCATTTTCTCTCATAAGCTCCATTTCGCTTTTTTAACATGAAACCCGATAAAACTCCATTATCTTATTAGTCACCTGTTACGGCCTGGATGTCAGGTAATCTCTCTGGAGTTGTTTCTCCAGGTCTCCAAAAATACTCTTGATCATATTCTCTGGCTCTTTGCCTCTCCATTCTTCTGAATTTCCTGGGGGCGTCTGGGTTAGAGATTAATTGTAATTGATCTAGAACTAATCTATCGATAGCCAGTCGAAGGTACCAGGTTGAGGCCCCAGGCATATTCCTACCAGCAAAATCAACCAACTCAGGCCCAAACTTAGTTTCTTCTCCCTGGGCTAATTGCTGGATATTTCCGACACTCAAATCTCGTAGGTCATTAAGGAACCCAGCCCTGGGGCCAGAAATAGTCTCAGTCAATCCACCGCCAAATCTATTGGTATTGGCAAATAAGAAATCACCCATAATCCCCAGGCCACCACTGGCAAGTAAAGCCTGGCCCCAGAACCTTGAGTCCGTCATATCCCTGGGGTCTCTACCCTTTGTGATCTCTCTTATTTGTATAGAGAAAGCAGCCAGTAAGGTAGAAGTAATCAATAGATCAGCGGCAATGCTGGCTTTCCTGGCCTTACCCTTTTGGTATATAGCGGCCATAATATTGTTCTGGAAGAATGTAATAGGGAAACTCTTAAACATTGCAAATGATCTAGCGAGTTCTCCAATAACGGTCCCAGCCCTTGAGCTCCCAATAAGGGTAGTTCGACCTCTAACAGAAGCTACTGGGACTGCCAGGTTTGTCATGCCCTGGATCATCTCGAGGACTTTAAATGCGAGCTCCTGGTTTACTTCAGCTATCTCATCTGGACGCAAGAACTTAGAGCCTTTATGGTCATATTGCTTAAAGGTCTTCATCTGCCCCCACTCAGCCTCAGTAATGCCAAATTTCTCTAGGGTATCTTTGAATGGCTGATTTAACTTGGCGAATGGTAACTTTGCGCTATCTGCAATAAATCCCATAAACTCCATTCCGAATGCCCATCGACCAGCTTGGGTAAATGGAGAGAGCAATGAGATATTCATCGATACATTGGATATAGCCTCAGATACTCTGCCGCCTAATATTTCACCGGCATATCGAGCCTGTCCATAAGCAGCAGCTGACCAGTTCTCTGCAATCAGGCCCAATCTAATAGCCTGCTTCTTGGTCATCTTGTTAGCTACTAACATCCCTAAAGACTTTGACAGCGATGATCTTAGCAATGGCATACCAGCCATACGCTTTGTAATCCTTGTAAAGTTTGGATCGGTAGCGATTGCCAGGATCGAGGTTGATCCAAGATAAGCTGCTGTTAAAAAGTTCCCGAGGCCGGCAAAAGACCTGGCAATAAACTCATTAGCTGGAATGTGAGACTTACCAGTTAGGTAATCAAACATCTCATCGAATTGCTGAAACTTCCTGGGCAACTTAGATGACGCAACACTATTATTATTCTTTGCATCAATTTCTTTGGCCATCTTTGTGACCTGGGTCTTCATGAAGTTAATTGTCGAATTAGGGTTAGGCCCCAATATCTGCAACATGGCTATATCTTTTGACATACCCTCGATGTGGTTCATCATTACCGAGAATACATCTCCGCCACCAAACTGCTCGTTATACTTCATGAATGAGTCAGCATCTTTAAATACCAAGAAGCGATGATCCTGGCGTCTTCTAGCTAGAGATTTTCCCTGGCCTGCAACTGAAGTTTCCTTAACCTTCGAGAATCCATCAGTAGCTATAGTCTCCCAGATCTCAGACAAGACCTCATCAAACTCAACATCTGACATTGGCTTGCCGGTCTTAAAGCTGACCATCTTTTCTTTATCCAGGAGAGGCATGATAAATTCTTTCCAGGATTTGGCCCCAGCCTTACGAATAACATCATTATCATGAACCTGCGGCATACCCCAGTCTTTACGATTTGGAATATCTCCGCCAGCCTGGTTGAACTTTAGCCTCAGAAATTCAGCTGCCTTTTTCCAGGCCTGAGCTAATTCCTTGGCTGCTGCGTCTCCACTGTTTTCCCCAAATATTTCCCTGACCATTGCATTGGCCTTGGCCCTGGCTTGCTTGGTTGTTCGCCCCAGGACTTTAGACTTACGCAACTGCTCGATGACATCGCTCATCATTGCATGAGCCATACCTCTGATAACTGCTGCTCGACCAGCTACATTTGAGAATGGGGTTCCGCCCCTACCATCGCGTTCCATGTGAGCCACTAAAGCCTCGCCCATATTGCTGCCTTTATACCCCTTTATATTATTAAGGACCCTTTGTTGAGCCGCCCTTTGGAGTATAACTCTGCGCTTTTTCTGCTTAGCCTCATGCTCTAATACATCGAATGTATCCTTGCCGGCTTTAGCATCTGCATCGCCAGGACCCATTTTCATGTCCTTAGCATTAGCATCTTTAAATTCTGTGAATAGCTGCCTGGCTCTTTTAGCCTGCTCTTTAGTTAGGCCGCCATTGTCTGGGCCTTCCTTCTCAGCATTATTGATACAGTCTAGTAAGCTCATACTACACAACCTCGCAATCTATCCAGCATTTGCTGATCCTGGGCTAATTCTTTCTTGATATCAGCCCCGCTAACTGATCTAGTCACAACCTCATCGTCCATGACTAAATCCAGGTTAATTATCTCATCGTCAGCTAGATTGTCGAAATCCGTATCTCTTGAAACCTGATCAACAAAGTTATCAACATCAGGCTCATCGATCTTGGTCTCTGGAGGAGCTGGGCGCCTTTGGGTTGTACCGATGTCATCATCTGGTAAATTACCCTTCTCCAGATTTACCTGGCTTTTTACTGCCTTGTTAGATCTTTCTTTTAGGACTTCAAAATTGCTAAGAGGCGCTTCATCCTCGCTTGTCCTGCTGGCGTTTGGATGTACTCCTCTACCCTCTGGTCCGCCGCGTCGTAATCGTAACTCAACGTCTTCGAGGATTCCTCTTGTGTCTTCGATAACTGGTTTTGGGTCTTTTGCCCCGACATTGTTGTCGATTTGCGTGTAGCCATCTGCTACTCCTTTTTCTTTCAACTTATTATAAACCAACATTGGGTTTTCCCCAACGCTCTCAATATAGTCCATTGGAATGTATCTGCCAGTTGTAATGAATCTTTGAACCATTCTATTCCTGGCATTTACAGCACTTACATTCATACCAACCAGATCAACCTGGTATCCATTATTTTTAAACTTATTAATTAACTGCTCAATCTTGTCAATCTTGCTACCAACAGTTGGAATAACTACATTCATTCCTTCATCTATAGCATGAACTTGAACGACATCTGATAGGAATTTGCTTTCTTCGTGTACAGCATTTGCTCCAACTCCATCCTGGAATTCAGGCATCATTTTCTTAGCCTCATCTGCATCAATAATAGCTGCGCCATATTTCCTGGCGATAGGATTAGAGATGGATGATTTGCCAGAGGCCGGAGGACCTAAAACAATAATGGCTCGTTTTTCGTACTTATTAGGATTTACTGGTATTGTTATATTGTCGGCAGTCCAGGCTAAAGTTTTGGATGTTTGATACAACATTTTAATTGCGTCATGAATGCCAACTATTTCGCTGCCATCAGCTGGATTTACAAAAACTCTTTGCAGGTCATATTTCACTGTGCCGTAACCAGGCTGGTTAACAGTCACAGGAATTTCATTCATTGTTGCTTCTGCACGTTGAATTACAGGATTTGTTCTAAGATCATCGTTGCTTAGAACCTGCCATTCATCAACGCCCAAATCAATGGTTCTTCCAGATGGTTGATCTGCTGGAACTAATGGGCCTCCTGGAGCGTCTGCGGAAGTTAAATCTTCTAGGTCCTCGAGGAATCTAATCTGCATATCAGCGTCGGTTGGGTCAATTCCTCGACCTTTGAATGCCTCGACGCCTCTCTTTATTTGATCCCTGGTTAGCCTAATCCCGCCTCTTAAAAGCCTACCAGCAACTGGGAAAGATCCACCAATAATTCCAGCAGTGCCAACATTCTTTAAGAAATCCTCGTAGGTATACTCGAGCCCCAAAGAGTTATACCAATCTTTAATTTCAGATTGAAGCATAGCCTCTACGCCAGATCCAACAGCAGCTTCCTTTAATACGGCCTGAGCTAACTTTTGTTTTCCAGATCCATAAAACAATTCAGCGATGATGATTGGATTAATTATCTCAGCGGCATTTTTATCAACAACAAATCCAGAAGCGGACCCAAGAAATTCTGCTATGGTCCCCATGCCAGAAGTTCTGGTAGATACCTCTTCTTGAGATTGAATGAACTCTATAGCTCGCTCTCTAATTCTATCGGCCAGCTTTTGCTCATCAAAATCCTCATATCCTGGATATAAATCTGGATTTTCTCTCAAATGTTTAAAGGTCTCCCTAAGTAGGGTCTCACGCCTTTTATTTATTGAGTCATCTAAAATTGAATAATAATAATCCCCAGGATTTTCAAAATAAGCACTTCCATCGTAGGTATCTACTTTCCCGCTTACATAATTTTCATTCATTAATGCAATTAAAGGGTCAAGCTCTTCTTTCATGAGGTTGGTAATACTATCGCTATTAGACCCCATCATTTGATTTTCAAAAGCCTTAGAGTATGCGTCTACAAAAGAATAATCTTCTCCGCCATACTTAACTGGAGTATCCCCTATACCAGTGTTGTAATACTGATCAAAATAAACGGCCATTATTTTTGAGTTCCAACCAATTTGAGGTCAAGTAAAAATGGAACACCAGCTTCAGTGAATAAAGTTCCATCTTTAGTTCTTAATTTATAAAGACCATCTTGAACAGTAATTAATTGGGCATTATTAATTTCGTTTAAGGAAACAACCTCACCGTTTAGAACACCAATTGGCAAATGCCCTTGCCTGGTGTACATACCCTTTTCTTTATCCCAGCTTACAGAATATTTTTCTAAATCTTGTATTTTTTTTATGCTGTTAAAAAATAAATCCAGTCCATCTTGGTGATAAATGTTGCTTGGAAGAATTACCTGTCTACCATTCCATTCAACTATTCCGCCAGCAGTTTGAGTTCCAGATCCTCTTCTACCGGCCGCAAGCTGCAATGCATCTTCATACAATTCAGAATCTATAGTCGTTGTTGAAGATTTTTCGCTGGCAAGGTAAATATATCCACCAACCTTTTTAATATTATCTACCACCCCAACCATTGAATCTTCCAGATTAAGATTTGATAGGATTTTTTGCCTCAACGCCGCCTTGTCTTCAAACTCACCTAATACCGTATCTTTCATACCCTCTGATATTTTTCTTCCAACCAATGCCTTCATCGTCACATCTTGCGAAGATCCATTTGCAATCATTCCGCCAATGTACATAAATGTGTTTGCGTCTTTTTTTTCAGAAATCTGCCTAAAAACCTCTCTTGAATTTTCTCCAAAATACTTGGCAATATTCCCCAGGATATGACCCTGTATTAACGATGACGTATCTGGAGATGATAAAACTTGGCTAATTGTGTCTACTTCATTATTGGTTAAATACTTAACCGTATGTCCATAATGATTTGCCGACTTCTGAGCGCTGTTTACTCTTTTTCCAACAGAAGTTTTTATCTCTAATATTTGATCATCTGAAGATACTTCTCCAAATAATTTATCAGTCAAGGTTGGTTCTAATGTAATTAATCCTGAATCATTGGCAAACAAAAGAGGGTCATTTTTTATACCAGCCCTAACCGCAGATGCTCTTTTCTCTAAATCTTTTTGTAACTTTAAAAGTTTGGTTGTTTCTTTCAGGTTGTAATATCCAGACCTAACTCCGGTGGAAGCCTCTAGACGCTTTTCTACTTCAATTAATTTAGCTTCGATTTGGGTTGAAGAATCATCTTTAATATCATTTCTAAATTCAATAAAAGATCTCAATTCTGCAAGATTTGTTTTCACTTCATCCAAAGCGCCAGGAATATAATCAGGATCTTCCATAAGATACATCATGGAAATATCAATTGTTTCCAAGAAATTTGGATCTACAGTTTCATTATTATCAATAATCTCTTGAACTTGATTTATGGTATTTTGTATTTTGTCTATCTGCGGCTTTAATTTCGCCTTCTTTTTTTGAAGCTCAGCAGCTTTCATATTAAACTCGGCGCCGACTTGTTTTAACTTAAATCCTATAATTGGATTGGCATTAGCGTTCCATTGTTTAGTTAAAGAATTTATTTCGTCCTCTAGCTCAACAATATTATATTTTTTTATTTTTCTTAAATAATCTAGATTATCTTCTGTGCTTTGAAGATTGATTTTTAATTTGTTGATAGCCTCAATATCTACGCCAGCCTCTTCTAGCTCATCAATACTTAATTTTATGTCAGCTATTTTTTCTTTAGATACAACGCCACCACTATTAACAATATTAGTTAACTCATCCCTCATTTTAATTTGGACAGAATCAACTTGAGCATTTAATGCTTTAACCTCAAGGTTATATTCCTGGGATAAAGACCTTAATACTACTTGTGCCTCGTTATCCAAAAGACCTCTAGATATACCTTTATCAGTAGACCTTGGAATGTCTTTTTTAAATGCCTCTAAATAATCTCTCTTATCTGCAAGAGTTTTTTGCCTTGAATACTCACCCTCTATTCTGCTTACATGAGCAAATTTCTTAGCCTCTAAAACTTTCGCGGTTCTCTCTGACGGGCTAAGACCACCAGCCTCTAAAATACCATCATAATTAGTTATTAAACGACTGATAGTGCTATCCCAATCTTGGTAAGAATCATGTGCCAACGATTGGATTTCAGATAAACTTTCATCAGCAGCTATAAGAGTCTTATGCTTCTGCTCTTGCTTTGCCTTCTGTAATTCTTTTTCTGAGTAATTTAAATATAATGAATTCCTAGAGTCTTCCAGGCTTAACCTAAATTCTTTTCCAGCAACTGGATCAAGTAGATCTATAGACCCACCATAACCCTCGATGACAGAATCCAATGCATCCTGGAGCGTTGCCGAATCAGCGCCTCTATTGGTGGCTTCCAGTACAATTTCACCCATAGCCTTTTTAGCCTTGATTCCAAGTTCAATGCTTAATGCTTTACTAGCGGCGGTATAAGCGGCCTCTTCTTCAAAGCTAAATGAAGATCTATCTTTCCCCGCAAGAGATTGCAATGTCTGGGTTGGGGCTGATACGCCACGCTCTGTACCCATGATTTCCTGCTTACCTTTAGCGGACTCAAAAGCAAAACTTGCTATTCTCGTTAAGGCATCAGCTGTTGTAGCTTGGCTTCTAATTGCCTCTTTATTGGCCGCATAATCAATTGACGGAACGCCGCCAACCCTGGCAGTTCTAACAGGTTGATAAATTAGTTTTTCAAATATATCGGCCATTTATAAATCCTAAGTAGTAGGTCCTGATCCTGTGCCAGTCTTACTTCCATAATATGCAGCCTGTCCAAATGATGCTAATGCATTCATGTAGCCCTGGCGCTTAGCAAGGTTTCCGGCAAATTGATATTGATTCGATTGGAACTGTCCAGCTGCTTCAATCAGTTTTGATTGGTTCTGACTAAATTGAACATTCTCTCTACTGGTATAAAAATCTGTAACACCTTTTTCCAGGTTTGCAATTGCTAGATTTCCAACAGATCCAGAGAATGGATCAACTGATCCGGCAGCAGCCCTGGAGTTTATAGTTGCAAGGTTTCTAGCCAGATTCTTCATAACCTCTACTCCCTGGCGTTTGTATTCCAAAGTATCTGCTCGTTGAGCTAAAGCCGCGCTCCTACTCTGCATAAGTGCTTGTTGAGCCTGCAGGTCATACATCTTCTCCTGGGACCTTCCCATTTGAATCGACTGAACTCCACCTAACACTAAAGCTGCTACTGCTACATATTCCATATTATTGGCCCACCGACACTTTAAAATCCAAAGCCAGAATCGTCATATCTAACGGAACGCTTTGGGTGATTGTTATTTGACCCTCTTTATTAAAGCCCAGGAGAGGTCCGACAGTTTTAATTCCAGTAAACTTTTGTACAGCTGTATCTAGATTGTTTTCGCCAAACTGCCTGAATTGAACTTGCTGGCCATTAATAGTCATAGCCTGAGTCTCAAACACTTCGGCGTTTACTTCTAGAATTCTTTTCTTAAACCCTCGCAATGATCCAGATTGAATCTGCGGCTCGACCGGCATAGTTTTAATTACAACTGGGTAATAAAGCCCAACTTCATAATCTGTAGCGCTTGCTCGATCAAAGCTAACTGATCCACTGCTAACTGTCTTATCATCCTGGATCGTTCCATCAAGAATAATCTTTAATGTCTTAGCTTCCAGGTGAGCTACCGATGCTGAGCTTGCAACTCCAGATGCCTGGACTGCACTATCCAGGTGTAAATTGCTATCAAAGTATTCGACAAAGTATTGATCAGTCCCATCAATAGTTCGCTTAACTACTGTATAAATTGTAGCTACATCGACGCCAACTGCTAGGAATCGACCATCAGTTGTAAATTGAGCTGGGGCCGTAACCTCTTGAGATCTGAGTAACGAGAAGACGATCATCGATCCATCATCCTCATTAACAATCATTAACCTGTCACTTTCATCCGTAGATGTGGCTCGTCGAATAGCCATATCAGTTGGAGTCTTAAATAAATGTCCAGATAGCATAGATACATTGCTGGTGTTGTATGCCAACTCGGTATCAGTAAATGCTAGTTCATTAAGAGCTTTACCTTCTCTTTGGATAAATAAAGTTCCACTATCAACGCCAACCACCGGAACATCAGCTTTAGACCCGTTTCTGGTAGCAATCTTAACGATGAAGTTAGATGGCGTTACTGGCTCAAGATTAGCCTGGGGAATATAAAACTCACCACCTGTTGTAAATATCTGCAAGTCTCTACCAGAAAAGATATCTGTAATTGCATTTAGTGTAGATGTAGATATCGTGGCTTCCAGGGCTGCATCATCTAAGCCTTCGCCCTTATCAAAATTAAAGAAATCATTAACCCTCGAGGCCCAAACTGTAGATGGTAACGACTTAGATCCGGCTAACCACAATCTGCCTTCGTGAAAGGTAATAGCCTTTGGGTATCCTTTAGTTGATGACCAAGCACTTTCATACCCATGCTCAGTCTCAAAGTTTCCACTAGTTATCGCTGAGGTATCGAAAAAAGGAATCTCTACATAAGCATTAACAACTGTATCGCTCACATACTCAATAATCCTGGCCCTACCAAAACCATTCAAGGCATTAACATATTCGTCAACTGCTGCTGGTTTAAAAGCCTTTACTTCATATTGTGAAGTAGCATCAGGGGCTGTATCCCATGCCGGATATACAGTTAGGACTTTTGTAGAAGCAACATAATCTTCAACGTGCCTAGTCTGGCCAGATCCGGTTCCAGCAGTTATCTGAATGAACATACCATTAGGCTGATCATCAGTTGTAAAGCTACTAGCAGCTTTCAAGGTTATGGTATTAGAACTACCTGCCTGGGCCGTACCAGTATCTGTAGTTACCGCAGAAGCCGTTAAAGTAATATTGCCAGTAGTAGCAGAAGGCGTAATGGTGTACTTAGGCTCATGTGTATCTAGCGTAAAAGCATACTTTGGGACGTTATCAAACGTAATAGTAGATTTCGTCCACTCATCATGATCAGCTCCTCGAACCAGCTTTAATGGAGCTAAATCAGCATGAACAAAAATAATCGTATCAGCAGATTGTGCATAACGCATCTCTGGCAAATTCACAGAAGTAAATTCTGGAACTGACAAATAATCGTTACCACTAGCATTGATATTAGTTACTAAGACGCCATCCCTGAATATGTAAATTCTCCCAGGGATTGCTGCGAACATATAACTATCATCTGTATTGAACTCAAATGGTATGAGTCTTACAGCATTTCCAGCGCCAGAATCTAAGGTAGTCACATAACGCAAGCCTTCTCTGCGTTTGGCTCCGCCCTGGGGCTGAATGACTACATTGGTTGCAGTCTCGAGGGCGCCATAATATTGCTTTAAGTCAATCCTGGCTCTAAGAAGTGGATCAATTTCACCAACGGCAAAATTGGTCTGCATTGCTACAATTCTGCTCATCCTCTAACCGATATTAAGCTAAAGTCTTCGATTGCTTCAAGCTGCTTATTCCTTCCATCGATAGACGTAGCAACTCTAAAGAAGCCCCCTCTCATACTCTCCTGTGGAGATCCAACTGCTAATACTTTGAAATAATCAGCTTTGGTTATCTGGTCAGTTACCGTTTCGGATATATTCCAGGCCATCATGTATTTCAATAATTGAACAAAATATGTCGGCATTTCGCCCTCTGGGGTCGAATATTGATAATCGACATAAATCTTTTCTTGTGAGCTGATCAGCTTATCGCCAATTATTTCCCATCCATATTGGATAGGCCTGGCTCCTGAAGTCCCACTGTTGAATACCGCCATGACGTTGTTGATTCTGTCACCAGGCAATTGGTACTCATATTTAAATTCATTTACTGGGGTGTTATTTGTCCTGTTGAGTTGAATCTTTTTAAAAGAAAAACTCCAGGGATACATACCCAAAGTGGTATCTCTAATGTCATCGTATAGACGATCAGTAATCTGAGCGCTATCGGTCCCTTCAGAAAAAGAAGAGAGAGGCGCAGCCCCCAGCATTATCAAAGCGTCTGAACAAATAGACAACTTGGTATCACCAGATGCCATACCTCTCCTTCTCTATTGGGGCAACCTTTTACAGCTGCCCCTGTCGGTCAATATTAGTCAGAGTCTGTAACCACACCAATTACGGTGCCGTTAGAGACATCAACAACTCCAGAAGAATTTGACACAACAATGTGCATGGTAATAGTGCGAGTTCCGCCTGTCTCACCATGAACAATGATCATGTCGCCAACTGCTAGAGTGTCTGACAAATCGTTAAAGTAACCGGACCCGTCAACTGTTGTATGTGCTTCCGTAGTGGTATACACATACAAAGCTGGACGCGATCCCCTTAGTGATTGGCCTCCAAGAGGACCAAATCCATCTGAACTATAAGCCATAATTAAATCCTCCTAAGATTAGCTTTCGCGGCAAGTGATTTTAGTGATACCGTCAGAATCAATCGCAACTGCTCCAGCGGAGAACATAGACGCAACCAGGAAGGAAGTCTTCTCTGGAATGTAGTCAACTCGGCTTTGCTGATTCATACCCATGCCCAAACCTACTGCATCTTTGTGGAATGCATAAACGATTCGGTCATTAGAACCATCAATTGCCAAGCCGCCTTCATCTCTGTCTCCAAGACTGACGAACTTAAATCCAAGGAACGTATCAATCTCGCCCTGGACCAAAGCCTTAACAGTATTGAAGTCTGCACTAGTAACAGCAGTTTCAGCTAACAATGAGTCCATGTTATTCGCATGAGCAATAATCACTCGATTCTGCGCTGGAACATTTTTAGCGTCCATTGCCTTCTTAGCAGCTCTAAGTTTTGCAACATTAAGGTTGGTATCAGTACCACCGATATCGTTGCTAACTGTGTTTGTGCTAGAAGCAGCAACTAAAGCATCAATAACAACCTGGTCCATACGTCGACCGATTGCGCCAGAAACAACCTGAACTAACTCAGCTCGATCCTGGAAGTTTACTTTAGCCTGGTTGAAGATATCGCTATATTCTGCTGCGATATAGTCTTCCATTGTTGCTGTTACCTGGCTATATGTAACGGACATTGGAGTTACGTCAGTTTGAGGAACTCTTACAGTCGCGGTACCTTTGCCAATCTTTGGAAATTTTACAGTTGAACCCTCGACAGATCGTTCGCGTGTCAACCCAGCCAAAGCACGTTGTGCCTGGTAAGCCTGCTTCACCTCACTGTCAAAAAGGGTTACAAATGCATTGCTGATAGAAACAGCCATTTGTGTACTCCTTTAAAAGTAATAAATAAGGTTTAACATCGCTACGGTTGTCCGTCTGGGCCGTACATTGCGAGAACTGGCCGAAATTAAACGGTTGTCAGTCATATTGGAATATATCGTTGATGTTGCCGATATGCAACTTCCAACCGTTTAATTTTGACGTTGTGTTACGTCTTACGCTTCTCCGTAGGCTTTATAAAATGCCTCTTCAACCTTTTTAGTGTAGGTCATATCTTTGCCATATCTAGGATCAGCAACCATTGAATCAAGTTCTGCTCGATCTGGTTGATTACCTTCCTGGATCTCATTGGCTGGGATAGGAGCTTCATTATAAGATTGTCGGATCTTATTTATAGCTGTAATGAATGTAGCGTTAGTTGATGCGTTAGCAATAGACTCGAGTTCATTATTGCTAAGAACTCCAGAGCTACTTAACTTGGTAAGCCAGGCACTGGTCTCGCTGATAATCCTATCGGCGTTGCGCCCAAGTTTACCTTTCTCTTCCTCGATGCTGGTCTTTGCAAAATCTTCAGCTGCTCCAACTGCGTCGAAATAAAGAGATGCCATATCATTGAATGCCTCCTGGCTTATCCCATGCTTTTTAGCCAGATCAATATATGACGTCATTACCTCATCATCTTCTGCCACATTAGCCTGGGTAAATACATCTCTTGCATATTCTCCATCCTTCGGAGCCTTATGCAGTCCTTGAGACATTTTAGTCCTGAGCTCTTTGTAGTCTTTATTTACTTTCTCCAGGGCTTTGAATGCGCCCTCGACGTCAGGGCCATCATCTGCTGACCATAGATCTTCAGGTATCCAGGTAGGACGCTCGCCCCAATCTATTTTCTCATCCTCTTCAGATGCCAGATGCGGCATCGGATCAGGTTCTTGCGTTGTTTCTTCTTCTTGCTGTTGGTTTAGGTTTAGTAAAGTTTCTGATTCCTGGTTGTCGTTTTGCGGCTCTTGTTCAGAGTTATCGCTCGCGGCCAGAGCTTCTTCTGTCATAAATTACGTCCTCTCTTGATGCGCTTTTCAATATCCCTGACTACAGAATTCTGGCCTTCTCTATGAAAACCATGAGAGGCGTCATCCCCAGGGAACCAGGTAGGCTGCTCAATAGTAATGCTTCGCAAATACTCTAGAACTGCCTGGCCCTCTTTCGTGGAAAAGCAACGCACGAAAACCTTATCAATTTCTTCAGACATTAGGAGCTCCACCTTGCTGTGCTTGTTGTTGCATCTCGGCTGCGGCGTTCTGCATTTCCTGGATTATTGCAGCCCTTTGCTCAGCATTATTTACCACCCTTCGCGGCACTCCCATTTTCTCGACAATGTAGTCAAGCATTTCATCCTGATTAATCGCAACTTGGCCCATCGGCCCAGCTGATTGAGCGATCTGAGCAAATTGAAGTACGTTTTGTAGATCTTCCATATTCTGAGCCTGGGCTAATGGAGATACTGGTACTACCCTGATAACTTTGCCATCAGCTTTAACCGGCATATCCACTATGTTCTTCTCATCCATTACATACAAGATTCGATTAACTAGCGGCATCATGCACTCAGTTATCAATCGACCGTAAGCTGCACCCATGTTCTGGGCCAACTCTTTCATGCGCTCGACAATCTCAGTTGCAGACCTGGCTGATTGAGTATCCAACGGCAACGTATCATCGAGCAACATTTTCTTAATGCCCATTACCATGTCGTTAATTACAAGTTGAGCCACATTAAAATCAGCTGCCGACTTTAATGGCTTCAAACTTTCGCCCTGGGGACCGCCATTCCTGGCAACAGGGATAATCGCTCCAGGGGCGATGGTAATGTTTTGCGGGTTCAACACTCCATCATCTGCTGCGGTATATACACCAGACACAGCGATTGAAGCATTTTTAAGGATCATTTCCTTGACCTTGTTAAGGGTCTTAATATCTGGCAATGCGCTAACCAAAGGCCCTCGACCATATACCTCACCAGCTACTTTCATATATCTGGCTACGATCCAGGGGCTTACCTTCATGGTTCGATACACCAGTTCAGTAGCTCCGGTAGCTTTTTTATCTTTCGTATATATCAAGTGATAGCAATAAGTCTGCTCTGAGTCCGACCAAACTGTTGCCTCGAGCAGATCGACCTCTTCTTCTGGATGATCATCGAGCTTTTTAAGTAGCTCCTCCGGCATATTGGCATCTGGCCATTGACGCTGAATAACATCTACGCGAATTCTCATTCGTCGATATACATTATCTACAACACCATGAGGCCCTTCTTCCAGGCTAACAAGATATTGCGGGACAGCAGTAAATCTAACTGGTGCGTCACCATCGCCTGGCTGTACCAACATGACCGCAGTACCAACGCATAAATCCAATAAGAACTCTGACATTGCCAGGTCAAAGTTTGTCTGACGTATCGTGTCAAACATCTTTTCAGTATATATATCTAGAGCAGCACTAATCTCTTCTTGCTGATCTCCTGGAACATCATTACCTGCCTGGAGTCTGCACCAGCTTCTATAAGGCGGGAATAATGCAGATTGGATTCTATTAGCAAAACGCTGAACAGAGTTTATAGCCGTAGCATCGAATACCCTGGCCATCTTATTTTGCCCAGGAGTTTTACCTTCATAGTATCCAGAATATAAATTACGCTGAGGTAAGGCAAACTCGTAACATTCTTCGTAAATGTTTCGCCATTGCTCTTTTCTTGTATCAGCTTTATCGGCCCGTTTTACAATTTCTCTTGCTTCTAATTGAGCCATATCTAACCCTTATTATTTAAACGCTTTGAAATCGCAGCACTCTTTTGCCTGGCGTCTGCCTT